TCATCCAATCCTCTTGATATCGCTGGTGTTTTTCGCCTCGGTTCCCGTCTCCTGGGAACTTTCGCGGGAAGAATGCGCGGAATCCATCGCGCGGCGCAGATCGTCCTCCGTCGCGTGAGCGTACTTCATCGTCGTCGCGATCGAGGCGTGCCGGGCCAGCTTCTGCCCGAGCTTCAGGTTGCCGCTGTCCCTGACCAGGCGCGTGATGCCAGTGTGCCGGTTGTCGTGGAAGCGGTAGCCCATCAGCGGATCCGCCTTGGACGACTTCATGCCGGCGCGCTTTCGGGCGCGGCGAAACTCGGTCTTGAGCCCTTCCATGGTAATCGGCCGCGGCGTCAGGTTATCGGCGCCTTCTTCGTGCCGCTCCGGCTTGTAGAGCCAGACAGGGCCGGTTGGGCTCGTCTCGCCCGCGGGGATGACGCTTCGCAGAATGCGCTCCATCTCGACCGAGAGCGGGATGAAGGCGATGACCTCCCCCTTGCCGACGAGGTTCAACCTGCGACCGCCCCAGTCGACATGCTCCCACCGCATTGCCAGCAACTCGTGCCGGCGCAGAGCTGACAGTACCGCGAAACGGATGATCGCCTGATAGGATGGGCGCAGCTTGGCGAAGAGCTTCTCCTCTTCGGTGTCGGTCAGCTCGCGCACGCGTTCCTTCGGTTCCTCGAGCAGGTGCTCCGCCCATTCGATCTTCGCGACCTTCTGGCCCCACAGTGAGGCCCGGCGCAGGATCGCCCGCAGCGGCTCCAGCACCGTCCGGTTGACCGTCGAGTCCGCGACCTTCTCAGCCTGGCGCTGGACGACCAGCCGCGCGACGAGATTGTCATCGATCTTGCTAACCAGCGTGCTCTTGCCGACCTTTGTCTGGAGCCATTCGAGATAGCGCTCGACCTCTGTCGAGCGGGCGCGCTTGCCGCCCTTCTCTCCGTACCAGCGGCTTGATGCCACGGCGAAGGTCATCGGCTCGTGTCCGGCGTCCTGCGCCGCAACCGTGTCCGCTTCCCGGCGCTTGTCCTTGACGAATTTCTCTGCCGCTCTGCGCTCCGTTTCGCCCGTACAGCCGCGAAATCGATGACCTCTAACCCTGAAGTCGTAGGCGTAGACGCCGGCCTTTTCGTCCCAGTAGAGTCCTCTGACCTTGGCTGCCATTGAGTGCGCCTCCTGCGCGCGATGAAGTCGTCGAGATCGGAAGGGGAAAGCCGCCACGCCGGGCGGCCTCCAGTTCCGACGTCGACTGCAGCAACATCGCCGCTTCGAATCAGCTTGCGCAACTGCCGCTCGCAGATCCCGAGCACTTCAGCGGCCTGCGCCATGGGGATCAGTGAGGGCATCCTCACCTCCCGCCCATATGCGGCCAGTCGCCGGGGGCGTCCTGCATTGGCTCGGGGGTGGCGCGCGAGTCCGCGATCCACAGTGCGGCTCGGATGAGCGCGTAGACGACCAATGCCGCGATGATCCCGGCGGAGAAGCCTTGCCACGTGATCATGCCATCACCTCGAACAGGCTGGCGATGCCGACCGCGAACGGACCTACGACAGTGATCAGGAAGGCTGCAGCGCGCTCACCGATCTCGTCGATGATCCAGGCATTGACGATACGACCGTCATCGACCGCGCGGCGTTCGACGCACCACAGTCGAATACCGATCTTGCCGCTGGGCGGGTAGCGATCGAAAGCCTCCGCCGCGAGCACTGGATCCAGATACTCGGGCAGGGCGGGCACGATGCCACGCTCGATCCGGTCAACAACCTTGCGGGCGCCGGCTTCGCTATCGGCTGGGATGTAGTAGCGGACGGTCATACGAACCTCCGGGGCGGAAGGGGCTTGCCGAGTGCTCGGGTGGCCGAGCGTTGCGGCGCGAATTTCGGGAAGGCTGGGCCGCGCAGCCGCGATGGCGGGCGGATGCCGAGTTCCGCGCGCTTGTTGCGCTTGGCCTTGGCCGCGCGGGTATGGTCGTCGGCGTCCTTCTCCGCCTTGCAGCGGTCGAGATGGGCCGGGCCGATGTTTCGGTCGCAGCGTTCGCCGGACTAGTTGCCGGTGGCGGCATTCTCGCCGGTGTCCTTGCGGCAATCGGGGCCAAGGCCGCGCTGGCCCGCCGCGAGATGGCGCTCACGGCCAAGACGGCCGGCACGACCGCCGGAAACCTTGAAACCGTCACCAACGTCTTCAAGGGCCTCGGGCTCGGCGACGAAGCGGAGAAGTCCGCCCAGGCCGCGGTCGAGAAGATGAACGAACTCACCAAGGCCATTAAAAAGGGCGGTGAGGAAGGCGAAGAGGCCAAGAAAAAACTCAAGGATTTCGGCATCGATAGCAGCTTGGCGATCGGCGCCGACGGCAAGATGCGCGACTCCTCCGCGCTGCTCCTCGATGTGGTCGAGGCCTACAAGACGGCGCAGGGCAAGGCCCAGGCTCTCCGGACGAAGCAGGGAACGACGGCCAATCCGCGCCAGAAGCGCAAGGTGGGCGCGCAGGCTCTAGAGCAAGAGCGCAAGGCCGACCAACTCGCCGAGAATGCCGGCATCGAGGGCAAGCTCAAGGTCCTGATCGACGAAAAGTCGATGCCCGAGCTGCGAGCGATGTACGAGCGTATGGCATCATTGATGTCGACTACGTCGCCGGGCAGCGAGCAGCAGCAAGCAGAGGTCGCAAAGCAGGCGGCAGAGGCCGGGCTCAAGTTTGACGCCGTTCTCCAAGGCGTCGCGACGCGCTTCACCGAGCTCGGAGTTGTGGTCGCAACTCAGCTGCTCCCCCCCCTCAACACTTTTCTGGACGGCGTAGTCGGCTTTGCCAAGAAAATCGGCCTGATTTCGGAGACAGTGGGCGAACGCAACGCGCGAACCGAGCAGGAGCGCGAGGCGAACCGCGGCCGTGTCATGAGCGCTCCCCGGACTGTCGAGGAAGCAGAGCGTGCAGCCGAAGCCTCCCAAAATCGCTTCGAGGCCGACGTCCAAGCACGGGCTGCGGCTCGAAAGGCTCGATACGGCACTTCCAGCGAGTCGCCGCTGCCGCCGAACCGTGCAGATTCTTCGGCGTCGCCCCTCGGCGCACTGCCTGAATGGAATCCGCGCTCCGTAGCGTTGGCTGCGGCTCCGGCTCGTATGGGCCCGGGCGCTCCGACCGCCCCCACGATGTCCATGCCCGCTCCGACGCCGGGTTGGCTGGACGGGCTGAAGTCGCTTCTCCAATCTGTCCCGAAGATCAAGGCCGATCTCTCGCCTGAGATGAACGCCTCGAAGATGAAGAACGCGGCGGCGCAGAACAAGGTCGAGAACAATCTAACCGCGACTGCCACTGCTACGGCGACCTTCTCGGGCATCTTCGACGCCGAAGCGGCGCGGAAAGTGCAGCAAATGATCGACCAGTCGATCCAGCAGGCGGCCGGCAAGCTGAAAGCGCAGGGCGCTGGCGTTCTTGGCGCCATCTCTGCGAAGGGCTCCAACTCCGGGACGGCGTCAGCCGCATCGCCGTGACCTGCATCGTCATCAGCCGCAAGATCGGCCCGGTGAAGCTCGACGCGGTGATGCGCGAAGAGCACCGGGCAGAGATGGAGATCGCTGAGCACCCGGTCGAGAGCGGGGCGAAGATCAGCGACCATGCCTGGTCGAAGCCCTACATCGTCCGCCTGGAGGCGGTCGTCGGCCGTGCCCGCGCCAAACAGGCGTGGAAGCAGTTGCTCGAGTTCCAGCAGAAGGCCGAGCCGTTCGACCTCGTCACCGGGCTCGTCATCTACAACTCGATGCTGGTCAAGGAACTGACTGCCACCCGAGATCCGGAGCACAGCCAGGTTCTGCATTTCGAATGCGAGCTGCAGGAAGTCCGGATCGTCGACACGGAAGGCGGCGGCAAGGACGACGCTGCGAATGGCGGCAAATCCAAGAGCGATGCGGCCAAGCAGACCTCTCAGCGCGGCCAGGTCGCGGCTCGACCGGCGCAGAACATCCCAGCAAACACGAACAACACGCTGGCCAACGCTTACGCCGCGCAGAAGAGCTGAGTCCTGTCCATGGCCACCGTCATTCGCGAGCTGCCGATCACGTCGGCGCCGTCGCAGGCGTTCACCACGACGCTCTCCGACAAGCGCTGCGACTTCCGCGTCAACTATTCGACCTGGGCTGATCGCTGGTCGTTCGATCTGTCCGTTGAGGGCGTTCCGGTGCTCGCCGGCAGACGGATTGTGACGGGCGTCGATCTCGTTGCGCCGTTTCGGCTCGGCATCGGCTCGATCATTGCCGCAGGCTGGGGTGACCAGGAGGCGGAGCCGAACCGCGACAACCTTCCAAGCGGTGTCGTCCGGCTCTTCCATGTGGCCGAGGAATCGGCATGACCCGGCAGTGGCTGCGCGAGATCGAGGTCACGATCTCGGGCTCTGCCGGCACGATCACGGTGAAGGATCTCAAGATCGACTTCTCGGTCCAGAAATCGATCGGATCGAAGCAGAACACCGCGACGATCTCGGTGTGGAACCTGACCAAGTCGCATCGCAAGCAGCTCGGAGAAGAGTTCGACCAGATCGAGCTCAAGGTCGGTTACCGCGATGGCCCCAAGACCGTCCTGTTCAAGGGCTCGATCCGGGACGTCACGCACACCAAGGAAACCGCTGACATCCAGTCCGAGATCGAGTGCGGTGACGGCGACGAGGGTATCAACAAGGGTGCAGTCAGCAAGACGTTCGATGCCGGGACGAAGCCCAAGGAGGTCATCGAGTATGTCGTTAAGGAGATGCCGAAGACGACGCTCGGCAATCTCTCTGCGGGCATCGCCAAACTGGCTCCGTTCTCGCGGCCCGTCTCGCTCTTCGGCTGGGGCTTCCAGGCGCTCGACTCGCTCGGCCGTTCCAACGGCTTCTATTGGAGCGTCCAGAACGGTCAGGTCGAGGTCGTCCAATACGACGAGGTGATCGAGGACGGTGGGCCTGTCGTGGTGTCCTCTGAGACCGGAATGATTGGCGTCCCCGAGATCACTGACAAGGGCGTCAAGGTGAAGGGGCTGCTGAACGCCAACATCATGCCTGGTCGCCAGATCGATGTGCGTTCCGATTTTCTCGACGAGGACAGTGGCCGCGACAAGCGCAAGTCGGATGAGGGCGGCGGCATCTTCCGCGTTTCGAGCTGCACCTTCTCAGGCTCCAACCGCGGCGAGGACTATTTCGTCGAGGTTGAGGGCAACCGCGTCGAAGGCGGCAAGGTGAGGAAGTAATGGCAGGCTATCAAGGATCGTCGACGCGCCGCAGTCCTGTGGAGGCACTGGCGGCCGCCATCGAGGCAGAGTGCCGGGAAATCAACACCGTCATCGATGGTGTCATCGTCTCATTCGACCGGACAACGCAGCGGGCCACGATCAAGCCGAAGCTTCAGCGAAAGTTCGGCGACAAGGTGCTGGAAGCGCCCGACATCAAGGAAATCAAGGTCGCTATGCCTGGCGGCGGCGGCTTCGGGGTGCATTACGATCTGAAGCCCGGCGACCCCGTCACGCTGATGATCCGGCAGCGCAGCGTCGACAAGAGCCAAACGGAGGGCGGCAACACCGACAACGCGCCTGGCCGGATGCATGACCTCTCCGACGCGGTCGCCTATCCGGGCGGCGGCGAGGATTCGAAGGTCATGACGAACATGCCTGAGGGCGGCGCCCATATCGGGACGACCGATGGCAAGAAGGGTCTTCAGCTGCGGGCCGATGGCTCCCAAGCGATTGTCGGCGGCCCGGATGGGGCCGACAAGCTCATTATCGCGCCTGATGGGCGGGTAGACCTCAAGGCGGGTGGCGAAACCCTCTTCGAGATCCTGGGCGATTTCGTCACCATCTTCAAAAATCACCAGAACGGCGGGTCGCCGATGCGGCCCAGCGACATGGCCGCGGCCGATACCCTGCTCGTCCGGATCGGCAGCATCAGGGGCTATTGAACGATGGCGCAGTTCGTCGGCCTCAGCATACTGCCGCATAACGACCTGCAGCTCGACGCGACCGGCTCGCCAGTGCTCGTCACCGAGGGTGAAGCGATCGGCCAGCACATCCGGCAACGGCTGATGCTGTGGTCAGGCGAATGGTTCCTGAACGAAGCCGCGGGCGTGCCCTGGCTCGATCATGTCCTAGGCAGGCCGCCATCCGAGATTGAGCTCGCCGAGGCTGTGATCAAGGCGGAGATCATGGCCACGCCCGGCGTGGCTGAGATCATCGAGTTCGAGGCACGCTACGACCGCGCCTCGCGCGGGCTCCACATCGACCGGTGCCAGATCGCAACCGTCCTCGACGACCTCATCGATATCGAATTCTGAGGCAAACCATGCCCTATGGCGTCATTCCGAGCGGCTTTGAACTCAAGCGGCTGCCGGAGATCCTTGCCGACCTGGAAGCGGCGAACGTCGCGACGTTCGGCCCGGGCGTCATTCAGACTGCGGCCTCCCCGCTGGGCGAGATCAATGGCCTCCACGCGGACCTGGCGGCAAGCCTCTGGGAGCTGGCCTTGTCAGTCTACCAGAGCCTCGACCCGGACCAGGCCGAAGGTGCTCGCCTCAATCAGATCGCCAAGTTGCGCCTCCTTTCCCGGGGGGGAAAGCGAAAGCGATCTCGCGTTCCGGCAGGCGATCACCAATGCTGGCCGCGCCCGCATTGACATGAGCGACCTCTCGCAGGCGCTGTCGGCTCTGACGGGCGTCACCTATGCGCAGACCTTCGTCAATGATCTCGACGCCGCCGATAGCGACGGCATTAGCGGCCATAGCGTCGCCGTGGCCGTGCTCGGCGGAGATGATGACGAGATCGCGCGTACGATCCGCGCCTACGTCGTTCCTGGTATCGGCACGTACGGCAACACGACGGTCGAGACTGAGATCGAAGGCTTCTGCCGCTCCGTGCGGATCATTCGTCCCGAGGTGATCCCGATCGAGCTAGAAGTCGACGTCATCGCGCGTCCTGACCGAAATGGTTGTCCGCCGCCGGCGGCGCCGGTCATCGCCGCAGGCATTGCGCAAGGCATGACGGGCTCGGAGCGCCCCCGCAATGGTCAGGACGTCACGGAGTTCCTTGTCCGACGCATCGTCGAGAGCCGGTATCCAATGCTCGAGGTCCAGGAGGTGAGGGCGGGGGTCATCCCTGCCACCCCGACGCTTGTTCCGCTGGCGATCTCGTTCTTCCAGATCATGCAGATCTCAGTCGACAAGATCACCGTCTCGGTGGCGTGATGGCGGAGCGTTCTTGCCCTGTCGCCGGCGACCTCGTCGAAACTGAAATCGACCGGGTCGCCACGCAGTACCGCGAGGCGACGAAGTTCCTCGGTCTGGTCCGCAATATCCTAGCGGAGGGCGAGCGCGCTGCGATCAGCCTTTGCAGCCTGCCCGACTTCTTCGACCTCGACACAGCGGTCGGAGACCAACTCACGATCCTCGGTAAATGGCTCGGCTTCCCGCGGTGCCACTGCGTCTGCGGCGCCACGCCGCCCGTCGCAGGCTTCGACTGCGAAGAATATGCGGGACCTTACACTCTCGTTGGATTCTGCTCGCCTGGATCAAGCTGGGTCGATTGCCCGACTCTGGGCGACGGCGAGGTCTGCATCGACGACGACGAAGTCTATCGCAGGTACCTCCGCGCCCGTCGCTATCAGATGCTCGGCCTCTACGACATCGCATCGCTTCAGACCGCGATCCGGCAGGTCTGGGGCGAGACGGCACAGGTTGCGGACGCCGCGGTCGGCCGTGTCATCCTGTCGCCTGGCCGGGTGCTGACCGCCGCCGAAACGGCGCAGTTGCCGATTGCCTTCCGCGTTTTCCCGATCGCGCCGGGGATCAAGGCCTACATGCACATCGGCACGGGCCCAATCGCGGGGTTCGGAGCGGGCTGGGCCGGGTTCTGCGAGGACGCCAGCTGGCTCTGTGCGAGCGACCCGCACACCTACTTCTGCGTCGTCTAACCTTCAGAGGACAACATGGCGGATTTTTCCCCGGCGTTCGCTCACGCGAACGGCGACAAGCGCATGCCGACCGCAGGCGAGATCGAGGACGGGTTAGGCTGCGGGCCGCTGAGCTTGCCTCTGTTCAACGGCCTCTTCAATGCTCTGTACGCAGAGCTTGGGGGGCTGATAACACTCTCGGCGATCACGCCTTCCAATGCCAATATGCAGCAGGTCGCCGAGGCGGTCCAGTCGGGCCGAATTTGCTATGCGGTTGCTACGGGGACTGCCAACGCTTGGGTGGTGACACCCGTTCTTGCCGTGCCGGCCTATTCGGCCGGCCGGGTTCTCTGGATCAAGGCGCCGGCGACGAACACCAACACTAGCGTCACTGCTAACGTCTCCACGCTTGGTGCTCGACCGCTGAAAAAGGCTGATGGCTCGAACCCCGCGATCGGGGACATTCAGAACGGCCGTTGGTATCCCACGATCGACGACGGCACGAATATCTGCATCATCTCAATGCTGCCTAGCGACGCGCGCGCGGCGATGGTGGGCCTTACCGGCAATTGCGTTCTATGGCTCGATGGCACGGCCCTGCGCCTGTCGCGGAAGAATGGCTCGCAGCTGATCGTCAATGGGCAGCCGGTCGAGGTTCCGCTTGTCGGCCCGGCGTTGTCCACCGCGGGCAACAGCAACAGCGTCGACTACTTCATTTATGCCTATGTCGACGGCAGTGGCGCGCTGCAGCTTGAAAAGTCGACGACATCATACGTCATCGGCTCGGACGGCACGCCAATCAAGAATGGCGATCCGTCTCGGGCCCATGTGGGCATCGCCGGATCCAACGCGTCCGGCGCTTGGGAAGACAGCTTCTCCAATCGACTCGTCCGATCCTATTTCAATCGAGAATCGAAGCGCGGGTTCAACCGCTTTACGGCGGACCGGTCGACGGCTGCAGGATCGGGCTCACCGGCCGAAATCAACACCGAGATCCGCTGCAACTTCGTCTGCTATCCCGACGACCTCGTCGACGGTTTCGCTACCGGCTACTGTTTCAACTCAGGAGCCTCAGGCACGACCTACTCGGTGGTCACCTACGATGGCACTGTCACGAATAATTCTGGCATTTCCGCCGTATTCGGCACGTCCGGGGGGCCCGTTGCAGCTCACCAGCAAACCTCTGGCCTGACGGTCGGGCGGCACTATGCGACGCTCACCGGCTACAATTCCTCAGGCACCGGCACCTGGGGCGGCAACAGCGCCTCAGCACCATCCTGTCTTGTTCACGTCTCTCTGAGGTGATTATGAAACCGATTGGACCGACCTTTGGCGCCGAGCTTGATGCCGCTGGCCTCGGCGGCCTGCCCATCTCCTGGAGCGGAGATGGCGACTTGCAAGGGCTCGCGGGGCTCAGCACGAAGCAGAAGTCCGGCGTCAAAGCAGTGCTGGCCGCTCACGACGCCAACCGTATGCCCCTCACAGCACTGAAAGATGAGGCATTTTCGCTTATCACGTCTGTCATCTCGACCACTGCACAGCTCAACATGTCCGCCACTATGGCGGTGATAGCTGGCGCGCCGGCCGATCAGCGTTCGGCCGAGGAGCAAAGTTTCGCAGAAACTTTCGCAGCGGGCGTCGCCTGGATTCAGGCCGTTCGGCATCGCATGCAGGAGTTGGCCGATCGCGGAGGCGTGACGCCGGCAGGCGAGAAGAGATGGCCCAAGCCGAAACAATCAGTGGTTGATCTCGCCGCGATGTACTAAGCGACGCTGGGGCAGGGAAGAGATCTATGGATCGTCGTCGATTTCTAAAGCTCGGGGTTGCCGCGGCGGCCTCGCCTCTCATTCTGCCACGGCCGGCTCTGGCGACCGTGCCGTTGATCACGCATGGAGAATTCGCCAAGACGCACACGACCAAGAACGACATGTTCTGGAACTGGCGACGGGTAGAGCAGTTCACGATCGGGCTTCAGGTCGAGCGGAGAACGCGTTTTCGGCTCGGTTTTAACGCCTGCCTGAGGCTAGCTGATCGTATGGACCGGATGGCAGTCTATGCCATCAGCGCTGGTCTGCGCGGCCCCTCTACCGCAAACAACTGGCCTGGCACGGCCGACCCGTTTTGGTCTCGCCCTCCGGAGATTCGCGGCTGCTTTGTCCGTGCAAACATTCTGCCGTCGCTGATCACGTTCCCCAGCGGCCAAAGTGATCGTCACAAATATGCGACGCCATCGTTCAGCTCGGTCGGTTGGGTAGACCCGGGCTATGGCGCGTCGAGATTTGGGCGCGGTCGCGCTCCTCAGCATCGATGGGCCAAGCCACCAACTGGGATAATACCGTCGGCGAGAACCCTGGCGGCGACGGGCTCGTGATGTTCGATCCGGACCCATACGACGCCTATGATCCGAACTTTCCCGCGAACAACGCCGAGGTCTCTGCTAATACCTACCCGCAGAACCAGCTCTGGGTCGAGCTCGACTAGATTGCCGCTTACCCCATTAAAACAGAGAGGTCGACGTCCTAGAGATGCGTCCGACAATCTCCTCGGCCTTATGTGGAGCAATTTTCGGAGCTGCGCTGCAATTTACAGTCACGGCCGTAGAAATTACGCGCCCGGTTGATTTGCCTTCATTGATCGGAATGAGCGGCGGAGAGGCGAATTCACTCAGTACGAAGAATGCTTATCTCAATCGCCCCCGCGAATTTCTTGTATTTGAGCCGGCCGACATCGAACTTTTCGTGGTTGAGCCGCCGGGGGCAGATAGTGAAAAGGCGGCATCTGCAACTGGTTAGCTGGTCTCGGCCATTTTGTCGGAGGGCTCGGACGCTTTCGATATCGGCCTCGTACATAATACGCCGAAGGTAAACTCGTCAGACCCGCTCACTTGGAGTTGGCGGATTACACCCAAGAAGTCGGCGTCTTTCTGATCTCGATCGATGTTCTGTCGACCCCAGCAGATCGACCTAAGGATGTCGTCGCGAGCCTTCCCATCAAGGTAGCTTGGAGCGTCAGAGCAAAGGGCAACAGTGGGATGAAGTATCTTCTCACAGCATCAAATCTGGTGAGCGCTGCAATCTGGGCGGTCACTGGAGCAGCCGTAAGTCTTGTTGTCTATTTCGGGTTGGGCCTGTTCACGCGGCGTCTTTAGTCGGCCCCGCGCCCCGATCCCCTTCTCGCGCCGCCTCCGGGCGGCATTTTCATATCCGAGGGATATTCTACCACCTAGAGCCGCGTGCTGGTCTCAAGGGACGACAACCGCGTCGGTCGCAGGTGCTTTCCCAGACGCGGCCATCGACGATGCAGCGGCTGGGATTGCAGTCGACGCCGTCGCCGTAGCCGCCTCTATCCCACTGTCGCCGGCGAGGGCGCTCGTAGTCATCGTCATATCCGCCGTAGCCAGGAGCACCACCGCGGACCCGGCCGACAGGGCCGCTGATTGGGCGGCAGCCATATCGATCGCAGGTTGACTGCGTGTAGACGCCAGTCCGCGGGTCGACACAGCTTTGAGGTGTGCACTGCAACTGCACACGATGGATGTCGTTCGGCGCCGGGATCTCCGGAGCCGGCATTGCCCAGGCGCTCGAGGCGAGCGCACCGAGGATCAGAGCTGGGGCAAGAATTGAGAACCGCATGAGGTTTCCTCCCGTCGCGATGATCGATCGCGGCAGCTGAACGCTTCCTGACAACACAAGTTCCCGTGCCGCCTTCCGGCGGCTTTTCCTTACCCGGAGCACGACCATTACGAACGCTGAACCTCAGCGGGCGACGGCCTCTGTCTTTGCCCAGCCCAAGGCCACCCGTCGCATCGACGAGATCATCATCCACTGCACGGCGACGCCCGAAGGGCGCTCCGTTTCAGTCGATACCATCCGCAGCTGGCACATCGGCCAAGGCTGGAAGGATATCGGATACCACTGGGTCGTGCTGCTTGATGGCACCGTGAAGCCCGGCCGTCACGAGGCCCAGATCGGCTCGCACGTTGCTGGCCACAACACCGGCACGCTCGGCGTCGTGTACGTCGGTGGCGTTGCCGCTGACGGGAAGACGCCGAAGGACACGCGGACCCCGGCGCAGAAGGCCGCGCTGCTGGCGCACGTAAAGGCGCTGATCGAGCGCTATCCGACTGTCAAGAAGGTGACTGGCCACAACCAATACGCGGCCAAGGCCTGCCCGAGCTTCGACGTCCGGAAGGACGAACTCGGCCGCCTGGTCTGAGGTCGGCGAGAAAAAGCTGCCGGTGCCACTGGCTGGGGGGTCGGGGCGACCGGCAGCCGTTCGGAACATCCCCCCGAGTTTCGAACGCTTCTCAGCCTACTCCAAGACGCGCGCTCTTCAAGGCCTTGGAGCGCCCTTAATCCCGATCAATCGGCCGTTTCGAGCAAGCCGAGTTCACCACTAGCAGCAGCATGGAGAGCAGCATGATCAACAACGTTCAGTTCTGGAGCTTCCTGCGCCAGATCCTTCTGGCCGTCGGCGGCGGTCTCGTGACGAAAGGCTATCTGGATAGCGGCACGCTCGAGGCGATTGTCGGGGCGGTGATCACGATCCTGACGGCGGCGTATGGCCTGTACGTGCGGCGCAAGGCGGGCCTGGTGGCTGCTGCCGCGGCTTTGCCGGAGGTGGCGAAGATCGTCACCACGCCGGAGATTGCGGCCAGGGTCGACGATCCATCCGTCACGACACGATAGGGCAGGGCCAGTGATGCCCCATCGCGACAAGCCGCTGCCTGTCAGGCTGTATCTCGGCATCCACGATCATTTCCCGGCCCGCCGGTCGGAATGGGTGCTGGCCTGCATCCTAATCGCCTGGGGCTGGATCCTGCTGAAGCCGGCGGATGCATGCGCTGCCAGCCCGGCCTGGGCGCAGATGGCGGCGATGATGGGCGAAGAGGCCTGGGGCAAACTTGCCATCTCGATCGGCGCCTTCCGACTCCTTGCGCTCATCATCAACGGCACCTTTTCCCGGACCTGGTACGGGCGTTGGTCGCCGCATGTCAGGGCACTGGCGAGCTTCCTGACATGCTTCCTATGGTTCCAGATCTCGTTCGGTCTGTGGAATTCCGATGCGGCGACGACTGGCCTTGCTGTGTATCCCGGCCTGCTTGTGCTCGACGCGATGAACATCGTCGCCGCGACACGTGACGCGGGGAGCATGGACAAGGCCGTCTCTGATGACCGACCCTAGCGCGCTCACCACCGAGAACATTATCGGCACGCTGATCGCCGGTATCGGCATCGGCATCTATGCGCTGCGGGAGTACTTCAAGACCCGCAAGGCGCCGGCGACTGCCCAGAACGGCGACCGCGTGATCCCGGGCGTGACGATCGCCGACATGCAGCCGATCCGCGAGCTCGCTGCCGAACAGGCGCGTACCACGGCGGCCAATGAGCGGATCGCGGCCGCAGCCGAGGGCCTATTCAAGCTTCTGCGCGACCAGGCGCAGGACGATGCGATCGAGGAAGAGGTCGAGCGTCGCCTCCGGCAGCGAGAGATCGATCGGCGGCGCCGCACCACCAGATCCTGAATTGCCGGCCATCCGCCCCGCGATCGTGTGGCCCGCGTTGTAATCAAAGTTCGTTTGCGTCGGGGATGCGGATTCTTTCGGGGCTGCATCTTACTTCAGTAATTCGCTCATCATGTCTAGTGTTAATTTTCCGATCGCTAGTAGGTTCTACATTAAGTACCATATGTTGTCCGTTACTATATATCAAAATGACGAACATGTTTGATCTGGCTGGGCTTTTTATTAAAATCTCGCCGTAAGAATTGTCTTTCGATGTCGTCTCTATTACATTGACGACAATTCCATTGTCGCAGGCTGTATCCCATTTGCGAGACTGTACGGTCTTGTTCGTTGGACGTCCTGCCCTTCCGGGCATGTTAGTAGCCTGCTTTTGACGAGACTCATTGACTTCTGGTTTCGGGGGCTGGCTTGGCTTAGCACTATCACGAGATTTATCATTAGGAGCCGGGGAGCGCGAAGGTTTCGGCGCGACAGCGTCGGTTGAACCTGACAATCGAAGATAGTCCTCGGCCAGGGAGCGATAGGCGCAAATCGTGCCGCACCCCTTGAGATAGTCCTCATAGCGGCCGGAGCCGCCCAGCCTCACCCAGTTCTGCTCGTCGCTCGCGGCCTCGCCGCTGCGGCGCTTGTCGAGCAGCAGCGCCATCGCGGCCTCGCGATAGCCGCAGGTCTCGCCGCAGCGCGCGACGTAACCCTCGAGCGCGCTGCGCTCGCCCGCCGCCTTGGCCAGCTGCCAGTTGGCCTCGTCCCGCGCCACTGCCACGGCACGCGCCACCGCCGGCACCGGCTGCGCCACCGGCAAGGCGATCGAGGCGAGATCGATCTCCGGCGCCTGCTCGCGGCCGCTGTCACGCCGGGCTGCCGCCTCGACACTCTCCTTGAGGTAGCGTTGCAGGTCGGACCAGGCGAGCGGGCCGGTCTCGGGCGCGCCAGCCGGACGCGCCAGCC